TATTTTGTCAATGAAGATACCTGTATTAAGCACCGCTGGAAGGGTGGATTTGGGGCTGGTCGAGCCAATACCGTTAATTCGGGCTGTAACATGATTACAGGCCACACACACAATTTGGCTGTCCAACCCTTCACCGACTACAACGGAACCCGCTATGGGGTTCAAACGGGCTGCCTAGCGAACATTCACGGGGAACAGTTCATGGCATATACCGAGGACAACCCTAAAGACTGGAGAGAGGGCTTTGCTCTGTTATCATTTGAGGAGGGCAGACTAATGTTGCCTGAGCTAATCCAAGTATGCGGAGAAGATTCTTTTGAATTTAGGGGATGCATTAACAAGGTATGAAACTAACGTCAGCAATCTTAAAGAACTTATATTGTGCAATCTATTGCATGAAGCCTTTTGATCGCTGGTCAATGCCCTTGCCTGAAGAAGTTCAATTTATAGTGGATCAAGACCCAGAGGTAATGGGTACTTATTTGTACGATGATGGCGGTGATTTTGAACACGTCATTACCATCTCAACTAAAAAATGTGGTCATTTAGCAACAGTTATTCGGGTCTTATGTCACGAAGCCGTCCACATGAGTAGGCATAAAACTAATCGCTGGTCTCACCACGATGCTGAGTTTAGGCGCCGCACCAAGGTCATATCTGATGAATTGGGCTTCGATCCGCTGGAGTTGTAATATATACTATCCAATGGGAGGTTACGGCGTTCTCCTCTTTTCGCCTGCAACCCACGGTTGCCCTCCCAACTTTTATATCTCTGGTATTACAATACCAATAGTTTCTGGGCTAATAACACGATTACTTAAAGAGTCGGTTAGCTTCATTCTTCTCGTGTAGTACCTGCTCCGATTGGGTCCATAGTTCCATCTCGGTAACTCCATAATGTTTCTCAAATCCTTTATGGCCAAGTCCGTGAACACCGGTATTTCCCCGATGGTGTTCGGTGCAGAGAGGAATGACTGGAGCGTTATCTCGCTTGCCTCCAAACCGCCGTATATGATGTATCTCCGCAGGCGATTGTCCGTAGCCGAGATGCCTGCAAAGTATGCAGCCGAGGTCTGCAAGACCCGAAAAATATCTTCGTTGATCATTTTTTGACATCAACCATCTTTCGGATGCATTCTCCAGCAATATCTATAGAAGTTATTTTTTTAGGTTCTATTCTAAGTATAAATCCATCAGCTAAATGCCATCCTAAATTAGCGTCTTTAACAAGCATTCCAGCGTCCATTAAAGCCCTTGTATGGGCGCCTACAGAGGCTCGCCCTAAACCTACATTAATATCAACTGACAGAACTCCTGGGTTCTTCGCTATGAATTCCAATATCAATGTTCTCTTGTCCATAATAGAAGTAGTAGGATCCGTCTGGCAATATTTTGTACTGCGGCATAGATATACCAGCCGCTCTTAGGGCTAGTATAACCTCTTCTACTTCATCCATGGTCTGTTCCTTTTGGCTTGAGCGCAAAGCTTTTGTACTTCAATTGGGTCTTGTTTTGATACCTCAGCACAGGCGTAAACTGACGGCTCCACATGCGTGTTTAAAACCCACGCAAATAGAGCTATCAAGAATGCAGTGCAAAATAATAGTATGTTCACATGTAGTTCTTTTTACTTGTTGCCTGACGGAACATATCAAGCGGATATGACCTTAAATCACCATCATTCCATTGGATAAATACCCGCCCGCTTTCGGCTGCCCAACACCCTATCAGTGACTTGCCATTGCTGATATAAGTATAAGCAATAAAAGTGTTCGGAATACTAGTGCATTTTACATCCGTCAAAGCAATACTTCCACCGCCAGCGTTAACAGCCTCAGCTACTACGGCTGCGTTTACGTTTAGGGACAATGTCAACAATGCCACCAGTAACAATCTTTTCATTTTCCAACTCCTCTATAAGTTCGTCTGCCAGTTTGACTGCTCCAGCGGGGTTTCCACAATTAACTAGCGCAAAACAAGAAGCTAAAAAACGCATGTATTCTTTGTCTTTATTTTCCATTTTGCTCCAGCATATTAATGCTCTCCACTAATATATCGCTTAGCCTGTCGTTGCCAATCAACAAAATAGAAGATTCTTTGGTATCACGAATTACCTTACAGGCATCTCGCAATCCCTTGTTATAACCACTATTAAATTGATCCATGCCTTCTAAGGCTACAATCAACGCATCTCTAATAAAAGAAGATGCCGTGCGGTCTGCCTTTGACATCTCTTTTAGTCTGGTGACATGCTCAATTGGTAAATACAAGCTATAGGGAACTAGTTTGCTTTCCATGCTTTGAACTCCTCATTTAATCGCTCGAACATAGCTCTAGCTTTCATATTAGTTTTAATGTCTGCACGGGACTCTATGTTTAAATAAGCACATAACCAATCCTTTGCAGCCTCTTCGCTTCTCTCAAACAAGTAACCATGCTCATGCAAGAAGTCCCAGAACTGGCGATCTCTGCAAATAATTCCAGCTACTTTGACAGCTTGGGATCCAGCAAAATCTTGACGATCCATTGGCTCCTCGTTGTCAGCAAGGCGAACCATAACCACCATGTACCTAGAGCCTACAAAGTCCCTTAGAATCTCATCAGGGCTTTCATCTGGATGGATGGCAAGCGTTAGTACATGGCCGTCTTTAGTCTGCTTGAGAGCTACCTTCTTGGCTTCAAACTGACTGGTTTCCATTTATAGTTTTCCTGTAATCAAAAACTTTAAACGGTCAACAAAAGTAAAACTAGAGTCAAGGCGGATAACTTTCTTAAAGTCCTCCACAACCTCCTTAAGAGATTCATTTTCTTTCATCTCAGTAGCCAATGCTTCTTGAAGTCGCTTAGCAAGTTTTTCCCAATCTGTTGGTGGTGGAACCCAGCCTTCACTACTAACTGTCTTGTTTTTAGATCCTGCTGGACGACCACGCTTTTTTTGAGTCTTAGCAATGACCGCTGTTTTTTTAGTTATGCCCATGGATCTTTCTCCGTTGCAGATGTTGTAGGTTGATCTTTCTTAACATAAGTATCTACAGATACAGAGATACCTTTCTTGCCGGATGCAAAGATCTTTTTCCATGCGGATAGCTTAATCTCTATCAAAGGCTCACCCTTATCCATCAATTCCTTGAGGTAGTCACGCTCGATCTTAATGTAACCATTCAAGTCGGGCGCCTTCTCAGAACGCTTCTCATCGACAAAAAACAACATACCTTTATTTGGATATTCCATTTACTTCTCCTTATTTAAAAGACTTCTTGGTTTTATTAAAACTTACTACTAATTCCCCGTAGAATGTCGGGTCTAATTCTTTAGCTCTATCAAATGTAGAGCGGTTTACTTTAAAAATGTTATCTACATCTTCTGGTTTAGATGCCAAAGCCAATAGAGTATCTGTCCCAGCCTGTAAAGACTCAAGCCATTGATCTGCTGTGCTTGTTTTGTCATTGATAACTTTCAATGTCCATTCACCTGGTAAGGCGACCTTCTCAGATAGCTTAATGCTTGGAACTACTGGTATAGATTTAGCAGTAGCCACGGGAGTAACTACTGCGTCAGGCTTTTTTGCTGGCTCATCCTTGCCAGTAACTGCTTCAAGCTGGTCGTTTTCCACAATCTCAAAGGCGTTAACCCAGAGGTAGCGACGTAAGTACGTCTGAACGGCACCCAAATTCTGGACGTCATGGCAACCCTTTAATGCAGCAGATGACATAGGTGAAGTAAACATTACTGAAGTACCGTCTTCTGTGTCATTGATCTGTAGGAAAGCCATGTTGTGGTCAAACGATACAACACCGCACAAACCTAATTCAGAGTTGATCCTTTGAATGGCTGGCAAGAAGTCTCCCAATTCAAAGTAATGGTAGCCAGCAAACTTGTTGTGACCAGACTTTTTTAAGGGCGTATTTTGCAATTTAATACGGGCTTCTTGTAACTTCTTATAAACACTCATTTCATTTCCTCTTTGGTTGCTACTTCTATTAACTTCTGTGTGTAATGCAATACCTTGCGTAGGTCATCAATGCCACCCTTAGATCTCCAGCGAGAAATGTATTTCACAATGTTTCCCTCTAGGTACCCAAGGTCGTTAGCAACGATGTAATCCCATGGCTGGATTGCTTTATCTTTGTAATGCGTTCCACCAACTTGACCATCATTTGCGCTCATAGACGAGTTACCTTATGTGATGGATGCAAAAGCCACTTCTTGCCCATATCTTTAATACACTTCTTAATAGCCTCTTCATTCCTTGCCCGCATTGCCTCGATCTCTGCATCGGACATACGACCATGATAGATAGAGTCGCTTACTGGATGCCAAATCTTAGACTGCCCAATAAACTCACGCTCAAAAGCTTTTAACATTTGATCAAACATTTACTTTCTCCTTCAGGTAGGTTTGGTACTGATCACACCATTCGGCGACTGGGCAGAATGACGAGCAACGAGTGCGGTCTCCTTGACGAATCTCCAATTGGTATTCTTTTCCAGCTTTTTCTAAAGCTATTTCGGCAGCCTCTAGTTCTTCATGAACTGACTTTGCTCGTGATGCACCTTCTTTTTTTACTGCATACATCGTGGGTTTTTCCCACATCTGCTCAGGAGTACACAAAGGTAACTCCTCTCCAGCCTCAGCCGCAAATAAAGCTCCCGAATGTATATGTATAAGGTTGCGGATGAATGATTCTCTTTCTTCCATAGGCCACAAGTTGATGTTAATCACAGCAACTGGTGCCTCTGGGTATCCTTGACGGGTCTGTGCATCTCTGCGGTTCCAATCACGAATGATGGCTACGATATCTAGCTTAACTACAGGAGCCTCTTTAACACGCTCTACAAGCCACGCATAGATGTTTAACTGTTGCTCCCATTCTATCTTCTCGTTCATTACAGACCACGCTCCTACGGTCTTGTAATCGCTGATCTCAATGCCATCCTCGACAACCTTTTGCAGGTCAATAGCGCCCGACAAATGCCAGCCATCAATCTCGGTGTGAAGGCGTTGTTCTACAATATGATTGGCGTCTTTGCCTTGCTCCAATACTGAGTGGATAGCGGTACCAAAAATAGACCACATCATCTCAGATACATCGGTCGTAATCTGTTCGTCATACTTCTTACGCAAAAGCACAATGCGTGGGCTATTAATCAACTCGGTAGCTGATAGGTGCGCTTTACCTTTGCTATAGGTAGGGCGATCCAAGACATTCATAAATGTCTGTGGAAGGTTATATTTATTTGTTAGTATCATTTTTGTTTATCCAACCAAAACTTCAAATCAATCAACGCAATAATCAAGTCATTGCACTTGTCCCAAGAACCAGCAAAGTCACGCTGTTGCAATAATTTACTTAACTCTTTTTCACCGGCTTTAAGTTCAAGAATAGTTTCTGAATAGTCAATCATCTTATCTTCCATAAGGGACGTAGCCTTGGCGGTTACCTTGGTTGTCGTAATAGTTAACTGTTCCGCTAGGGCTTGGCACTGCATATCCCTGACGATTACCTTGGTTGTCGTAGACGCCATTGGTAGAGTTGTAATTGTTTGGACTGTTATTCCAATTGTTTGGACTGTTATTCCAATTGTTAGAACTATTGTTGTAGTTGTACTGGCTGTTGTTCCAGTTATAGGGACTGTTGTCCCAGCTTGTTACTTGTGCGGAGGCTACTCCACCTAGCAACAGCAATGCTGCTAATAAACTCCTCTTCATGGCTTCTCCTCTTATTTAGTTGCCATCATCCATAAGCCAACATTGGCTCCAGCGTATCCTAAGTAACATATAAACATTGCTACATTACCTTTGACTAACTGTTCTATTGCAATATACAGGTAAATTAAACCTGTTGCAATGATTAAATTACCACTCATAGGGTATGTCCTAGTATTTGTGTTGAAAAAAGTTAAGAAAGCTGTGCAAATTGAAAGCGTTTTTTAGGAACATTATAAAAATATTCGCCTTCTTTAACATTGCAATTGGGGTTCTCAACTAAATCACAGTTAGTAATTTGATTGGTATTAATCCACAAAGCTTTAGTAAAGTTTTTATTGACTACAAAGTAGATTGTTGGCAAGTCGTTATCAAAGAGCTTTGCCTTGCGTTCTGGAATATGTACCGTTTCAAATGGGAACTCCCATCGAAATGACGGCCTTACTTCCACTTCCACATAAATCTTATTCTTACCATGTCTACTGCAAATAAGATCTACTTCATACTTTTTATAGTCTTGGGCATACAAATCCCACTCCCGACTAAGAAACTTTTTAACAGCTTCTCGTCCAGGAGTGTCGTACTTGTCGCTGAGCGACTGATCGTAGGTTTTGTAGGCGCCAATCATTATGCACTTCTTGGTAATGTTCCAGAGAAGTTATATGAACCGGTATGACTAAAGCTTGCCCAAGGAGCGCACCATACTTTAAATCCAGCTTCACGGGCTATCTTACAAAAATGATAGTCCTCTGAAAGCAAACGGTTAGACTCTTCATCAATACTGGTTGCAAAGAACTCTTTAATGACCTTAACTTCACGAACAGTATCTACCGCATGGTACATATCGTTAGTGTAGCTAGGAACCCTATCATTTAATCTATCAAACACTTCTCGTTTAATCAACATAAATCCTGTTCCGCCATTAGCAATCTCAATAGGTTCGTTGATGTTCCCTGTTGTGCTGGATATGCCTGATGGAAGATTAAGAACAAATGCGCCGGTGTGTTGGCTGAGTTGGTCTGGTGGAACTCCAGCTTTTACGGCCTCGGTTACTTGTACCCAGTTGATCTCTTTCTTTGGATAGATTCCACAGATGATGTCTTTGTCTGCTTGTATCATGCGGGGGATATCTTGTGGATTAAATCCAATGTCAGCATCAATAAACATTAAATGAGTAGCATCAGACTTTATAAAATCATATGCCATGCTGTTTCTTGCACGAGTAATCAGTGACTCGTTCATCATAAATGAGTAGTACATCTGAATGCGGTTTGCGCCCATAACACCTACAGATTGCATTACCGCTGACGCATACAGGCCAGTACACATGCCGCCGTACATAGGCGTAGCTACAAATAACTTAGCTAGCATCTGCGGTTGCTGTTGTTGTACAAATGGTGCAATTTTTTTATCGTTCTTAAAGCTCATTTACTTTCCTTTTTTTGATCAATGTATTGTTGCAGTATGCTTAATATTCCAACCTCAACTAGCACGGCTAGACCCTCTTTATCAAAGTTGACTACAGCATCAGCAGAGCCATCTTCATATTCTTTAGTAACTTCTACTTGAATCTTCATTTTTTTCTCCAAGGAAGCTCTTCGCCGTAAGCTTTTTTCATAGCTTCGTTGCCCTCTCTAAACATGCTAAGTAATCTTTTGGGCGCTCTGTAATTAACCGTAGCCTCGCCTGTGCATCCGAAGGCAGGCAAACCTGATGCGGCAGCTTTATAGAACGGTCGGTCTGCGCCCCATTGACCGTAGAAATGATGTGCCACGTTAACCAAATAATCACGCCTAAAGCAATAGCAATTAGTATCAACAAAGTTGAGTAAATGATCGTAAAACGTCGGGTATCTACCGAGTGATTCGCAATCATCATCAAGAACATATTGTCCTCGTTCATCACATATTCTCCTCAAGCTATAGGCCCACATTAGGTCTTTAGATTTAATTTTATTAATCATAGTTTCTACATGATTTGGCTCGAACCAATTATCCTCATCTAAAAACAGGATGTAATCAGCGTTTACCATTAGTGGCATGGCGGCATAGACTCGGTGTCCGTACCAGCCGTTACCGCCTACGTTTTCGGGTAGAAGCATAAACTCCAATGGGTTGTCGTAGTTAGGGCTAATTTTATTTAGCAACATGTTGGCAAAGTTTTCGTATATATCCCCCTTACCATCTACCACAATTAAATGCTCAGTCTTTATGGTTTGATTGCGTACGCTTTCAATAGCCTTAAGTACCGTATCTTTCCCAGTAGTAGGAGTGATGACCATTATCCGCATGTTCTTATGCACCTTTCCCCTGATTTTTGGTAAACACAGCCACCTTTCATGACGTTATCGCATGGCTCTATGGTTACCTCAGCTTTACCACAGCCAATTAATAATAAAATAGGCAATAAGTACTTAATCATATTGACGTCACATTCTCACAAGATTTGCAGATACTGCATTTAGAAAAATTAGGCTCTTCATTAATCTCAATCAAATCTAATAAGGGTTTACCCTTAAATATCTCTTCATAAGTTTGAGTCAATAGATTGCCGATAATATGCTTAAGGTTGTAATCCATACAACAAAGCACAACATCCCCATTAGGTAGCAAAACATTTCGATCATAAAATGGAGTACTCCTACAAGTTAATGAGAAAGTATTCATTGGAGTAATGCTGATGGCTTGACCGGCTACTTGCTCAGTATCCAAACTGTCCGCCCGTGTATGACCTTTCCAGCCTGGAAGACGACCAATCATGGATTGAAGCTCTGGATGTACTAATCCTGAACTATCCATAGTCATAGCGCCAACGCCGCATGGAACATTGGTATGGGACATTACTGCAGCAGCGTGTTGCCATTCCTCGCTATTCTTCCAGCCCTTCATATTGCCATTGGCGTCTGGAAGGTGAAGCATAATGACATCTACTTGGTTGGGATGGTCTTCTAAGACCTTACAGACTCGCTCAGGATCCGTCATTCCATAAAGAGTGCTGTATATGGCAATGTTAAATCCCATGAATAGAACGGTCTCTAACATCTCCGTACAGTGGGGGTTAGCCCAAGGCTCAGACATCCCTGAGAAATCAATCCTAGTGTCTTTTGGTAGCTTTGAAAGGACTGTTACCAAGTCTCTAGGTTGCATATACTTTTCACTATCGCCGTAGCTATCCCGAAGATTCTCTTGCGGGCAAAAGGTACACATCAATGGACAGCCGATCATTGTCGTCAGTTCCATTACTGGGCCTTCAAAGTGTTTAATGCCGTACTTCTCTTTCATTTGTACATATCCTTTGGTAAAGGGCGGTCTGGTTTATCTAAGACATTAGGCATATCTAATGGATGCGGAAACTCTGTGCAAAATCCTGTGGCTGGCGAGCGATCTTTGCGTAAGAAGGTCAGCTCAAATACCGTGGGCATTAGCAATCCATTAACATCAATGAATTGACAGTTATTGTTTGGATGGTTATGAACTACATAAAAGTCTTGTAATAGTTTTTCAAAGAAAGTTTGAACTACACCCCAAGCAAGAGGGTTGTTAAACCAGTTCTGTACATCGTGTATTTCAATAGCCATCATTCTAAAATTACACAACACTTCGGATGGTGTGCTTAATATCGTTACGTATTCTGCACCCTCAATATCCATCTGAAGAATCAAGTCATCACCAGAATAGGCATTACTTAATACCCAATCCGATAGAGTCATGTAGCCCTCAGTATTGACTCCGTCTAAATACTTTTTTGTAAAGGATGCTACCTCTAATCCATTTGGCGGCCCATCTACTGATGCATCTGCAAGGTGAGACTTAATACCACGCTCAAGAAGATCTTTCTCAAAGCTGGCAGTTACATCAACGCCAGGCGAGAAACAGGCTGTAATGCCCTCTAAATCGTTTGGAATTAGATATCCGCCATCGTTGTTTCCGCCAATACGTACCAGCTCAAAGTTTGTTTTAACTGGATAAAGGGACACCAATAGATCGTTTAATTGATTCATTTATCTTGATTCTTTCTTAATGCCAATAAGATTTGTTTTAATAACTTCAGAACTTCCTCTTCAAACTGTGTCATTAAACTATGCTCCGCACAAAGGCAATGGCGTTATCTAAACTAGGCGCTTCCCAGAGGAGCGGTCTATTGTACATATCCTCATAGATTTCTTCGCTATCATCAATAGCTTGAATGGTTGTAAGAAACCAATCCATATCTTTGGTGTTCATATAATTTAGATAAGCACCTTCATGGAAGTCGCAATCAACCGACATGGTTCCGCTATAAATGGGTATAGTACCGCCAGCATAAGCGTCTAATAACTTTTCAGTTACATAGCCGTCATAGACTGAGTTTTCAGGACATAAGCAAAACTTATAATCTTT